TTCCAGCGCTCAGTGATTGGGTACGAGAGAACGTGGGAGGAGATCGAACAAGTAAGTGGACCTTTGGGCGGAGCATTCCAGAGTTTGTGAGTGGCGGTAGTGATTAGTTGATCACCCCCCCAAACGCCCCCTCCCCTGCGTCGTACCTCCTCGGGGGGGTCCCCCGGGGGTGATTGCCCGAACTTGCTGACATATATTAGGCGGACGAATGAAATCTCTTTGCTTATACGGAGAAACCCGTCTTGGCAAGACACTTTGGGCCCGCAGTTTAGGCAGCCACGCATACTTTGGTGGCCTATTTTGCCTAGATGAGTCAGTCACGGATGTGGATTATGCCGTGTTTGATGATATGCAGGGGGGATTAGAGTTTTTTCACGGCTACAAGTTTTGGTTGGGATGTCAGTCACAATTCTATGCAACTGATAAATACAAGGGTAAAAAGTTGATTGACTGGGGTAGGCCCAGCATTTGGCTATCTAACGAAGACCCACGTCTGGACAAGGGCGCAGACGTTAATTGGTTGAACGGGAACTGTGTGTTCATCAGGCTGATGGCACCTATTTTTCGTGCCAGTACAGAGTCTGTTGACTAGAGACAGCCATATTGGATGTCGCAGCATCAACGGGGTTGGTGGCATAGAATATATCAAATACAAACAAGTTTCCCATGCCACGTTTATCTTGAACAGAGACCGCTGAAGGAGAAACACTGAGACCATTTTCCTCATCGTCATACTGAATAGTTTTGTTGATAGGGTCCCAGAACTTCTTGTACTTGTTGCGACCCACTGCGTTGTCGGAGCTAATGCGATGCTTTCGGTCAGAAATGACGTCAATGCGGGTCCTATCAACCTTGGCGATCATGGGGTTCCGCCAATCGGTGGTATCAACACCAGCAAAAATGTAATCATAGCACTGATCACGTAATGTTACGTAATTTCCAGCACTTGTCCCGGACATGTCTCGGAACTGACGCTTGGAGTTGATGTCCGCCGCAGCGGACTGTGCGCCAATATTAGGCAGCACTGAGGAGACGAACGTGTACTTCATCGCGAAGACAATACGACGATGTTCCCACACTGTAGCATCATTTACAGACAAATAATACTGCTCGTGGAGACCTTTAATGTAGGGCCTGGTCGAAGTACGGAGGCCCACATATTCAGCATTGCTGGGGTTAAGCCATCGGTGCGATGGACACTGAAGAATAGTATGGTAGCCGGCCTTCGAGCCGGTAGCAACAGTACCAACTCCTATAGTAAGAGCGGTGTCTGTTGTTGTGGAATTAGGATCCGGATTGGCCCCTGATGCCGCTGCGGACATCATCGTGTCCCGCTTTTTCTTGGACATCAGATTGATGAGGGATTTCTTCGATGCGCGCTTTTTGCGATAGGCTCGCTTCTTCACGCCGGAGGATCGGCGGTTTGATCGGCGCTTGTTTTTCCCGTATCGGGAGGAGCCACGTAAGCTCCAAGACTTGGCGCGGGAGTATGCCATCTTCAGGTGTGGGTGGAACGGACATTTTGAAAGTCCGAAGGCCGAGGGGAGGGCTATATATAGGTGAGAGGAAGGGGGGGGGGAGAGAGTTTTGACTATAATATTAAAAGTCAAAACTCTTCGCTCCCCACGTGATCGATGCCACGAAAATTCGAATTCAGCGGAAAACATGTCCTCCTCACCTTCGCCCAATGCGGAGACCTCGACCCAACAAAGGTTGTTCGACATATTGAGGAATCTGGAGGGGAGTGTATCATCGGCAGAGAGCCTCATGCTGATGGGGGCTTTCATCTCCATTGTTTCGTGCAGTGGGAGCATGAACTCCACACGACAGATCCACGACGATTCGATGTTGACGGACGCCACCCAAATCTTCAACGCATGTATCGCACACCAGAGAAGGGTTATGATTACGCGATCAAGGGTGGAGACGTGGTCGGCGGGTCCCTTGAACGACCGAGCCGAGCTGTGGCTGGTAAAGCTGAGTCTCCATGGCCTGAAATTATCTTGGCAGAAACTCGAGACGAGTTTTTTGATTTGTGCGCGAGACTGGATCCGAGATCGTTGTGCACTGGATTTGTGGGGATCAGCAAGTACGCTGACTGGAAGTATCGGACTGAACGAGGGCCTTACAGTACGCCCCGGGGCGTATCTATTGTCGCGGACTCGGTTCCAGCGCTCAGTGATTGGGTACGAGAGAACGTGGGAGGAGATCGAACAAGTAAGTGGACCTTTGGGCGGAGCATTCCAGAGTTTGTGAGTGGCGGTAGTGATTAGTTGATCACCCCCCC